AATAGTTTTATAGGAGTTAAAAATATGGATTTTAGTAATATTGTTTCTGCTGCTGGTAATGAGTTTGCCCAAACTGCCAGCGATATGGAAGAAACACAATCATATATTGATACAGGCAGTTATACACTTAATGCGATTATATCTGGTTCGATCTACAAAGGATTGCCAGGAAATAAAGTCACGGCGTACGCAGGTGAACAGGCAACAGGGAAGACCTTTTTTGTTTTTGAGGCGGTGAAGAACTTTCTACAATCTAACACGGATGGTAGAGTTCTATTTTTTGAGACTGAGAATGCCTTAGAAAAAGGAATGTTTGACTCTCGTGGAATTGACTCATCCAGGATAACTATCTTCCCTGTTGCCACTATTGAAGAATTCAAGTCACAAGCAGTGAGAATACTTGATGCCTATCTTGCTATAAAAGAAGATTCCAGACCACCTTTGTTGATGTGTCTTGATTCTTTGGGTATGTTATCCACTGCAAAAGAGGTGAATGATACAACAACAGGTTCTGATAAAGCAGACTTCACAAGACCAAAATTAATCAGATCCGCTTTTCGAGTTCTTACTCTCAAACTTGGAAGAGCTAATGTCCCTCTCCTAATTACCAACCATACATATACCAGTGTTGGTAGTTTTATTCCTACTCAAACTTCTGCTGGGGGTGGTGGTTTAAAATACGCTGCCTCCAGCATTGTCCTTCTGAGTAAGAAACAAGTCAAAGAAGGGGCAGAGAAAGTCGGAAATATAGTAAAGATAAAAATGGAGAAATCCAGATTTACAAAAGAGGGGTCAACCATAGAAACTAAAATTGACTTTGAAAAAGGTCTTGATAGATATCATGGAATGATTGAACTTGGGTTAGAAGCAGGAGTGTTTCAAAAGAGTGGTAATAGGATTCTTGTCGGGGAATCTAAACTTTACCCAAAAGCAATCTATGATGATCCAGAAAAATATTTTACAAAAGAAGTGCTTGACACTATTGACGAATATGTAATAAACAGGTATACTTACGGTACAACAGATACAGTGGAGGAATAATGCGAGTTGAGAGAATCATAATATCGGGGATTCTCAAGAACGATTCTTACAGAAGGAAAGCTTTTCCGCATCTTCATCCTGAATATTTTCATGATAAGAAAGAATTGAATATTTTTGAAATAGTTAAGAAGCACATTTCAAAATACAAGAGTGCCCCTGTAAAAGATGAATTATTGACAGAAGTTCAAACTATACAAATGACAGACAAAGATGTCGAAGATTGTCAAAGAATTGTATCTGAACTTTTTGATATTGAAACTTCTGATGAACAATGGTTGTTAGAAAAGACTGAGAAGTGGTGTCAGGAGAAATCTGTATACAATGCTGTTATGGAGTCTATTTCCATTATTGATGGTACTGTAGATAAAAACAAAAACACCATCCCAGATATCCTTAAAGAAGCTCTGGCAGTGTCTTTCAAGATAGAACTTGGGCACGATTATATTGAAGATGCTGATGCTAGATTTGAATACTATAACAAGAAAGATGAAAAGAAGATTCCTTTTGGTATAGACTTATTCAATAAAGTCACAAGAGGTGGTATTGCTTCTAAGACTTTGAATGTTGTTATGGCAGGAACTAATGTTGGTAAATCATTCTTTATGACTGACTTTGCTTCACATTGTCTTGCTAATCAAAAGAATGTTCTGTATATTACTCTTGAGATGAGTGAAGAAGAACTTGCGAGAAGGATTGATGCTAACCTACTAAATGTAAAAATAAATGAACTTGATGAAGTTCCTACAACCCTCTTACAAAAGAAGATGGAGGAAAAGAGTAGGAATATCAAGGGTAAATTAATATTCAAAGAGTTTCCGACAGGTAGAGGGAGTGCAGCTGATTTCAATAAATTGCTTGATGAACTTGAATTGAAAAAGGGATTCAAACCCGATATACTTTTTATTGATTATATTAACATCTGTGCTTCCTCTACACTTTCTTCAAGATATAAAGCAGACAAGTATTTGTATATCAAAACGATTGCGGAAGAGTTGAGAGGTTTAGCAGTTGAAAAGGATATTCCTATTTTTACTGCGACGCAAACAAACAGAGAAGGTTATGGAGATTCAGATCCAGATTTAACTAATACGAGTGAATCATGGGGTCTACCTGCCACTGCTGACTTTATGTTTGCGATGATGACTGACGATCAGTTGGAGCAATTATCTCAGTTTAGAATTAAACAACTCAAGAATAGATACAATAGAAAAGACTCTAACAAGAGGTTTTGTATTGGTTATGATTTGATGAAGATGAGATTGTTTGATATTGATGATAGTAATGTAGGTTCTGTATCTACAGGAGAAGAAGGTGAAACTCCTAGTAATGGTAGTAACTTTCTTCAAAAGAAAAAGACGCTGGATTTTTCTGGTATTTCAGTTTGAGGTTATTATGATAAATGTTATTTTTGATTTTGAATCTTTAGGATTAAATGAGAATAGTGTATTATTAAGCTTAGGTGTCCTAGCTTTTGATCCAAGTGATTATGATATTGTTAGTGATGGAGTAGAGACAACATTTAACAAACTTTTACAACAAGGTCTTTATGTAAAACTTGACGCAAAAGATCAAGCAAAAACTTATGGTAGAACTATTAATAAATCCACTCTTCTATGGTGGACGGAACAAAATGAGGAAGCAAGTCAAGTTCTTACAAGATGTGATGATGATGTTAAACTCCCTGATATGGAAAGTCTTCTGAATGAGTATCTTGAAATGAATGGTTTTACAAAAAATACACCAGTTTGGTCAAGGGGTTATACGGAACCTATGTGGTATGAGTCTGTAAAACTCAATCTGAATACTTATGGGTCTTTCAGACATTATCAGTATCGTGATATTAGAACTCTTTTGAATGTTTCTATAGAAGACAAATATTTGAGTAGAAACCATATAAATACTATTGAGCATCCTGTAAGTTTTATAAAACACAATGCTCTACATGATGTATGTTTTGACGCAGTTCAATTTCTCTGCACTCAATAACATACTTACACACACATTACACAGGAGGACGTTATGTCTAACAAAACACCGTTCGAGATTCGCCTTGAACTTCTAAAAATGGCGAAAGATTTATTGATGGATGAATACTTTCAAAAAGTAGATGCGGTCAGCACCAAGTATAACTATGATGTCGAAGCTTGCATCGGAGCAGGTTTATCTATTCCAGAAAGACCGACAGTCCCTTATCCAACTGAATCTGAAGTTATTGCTAAAGCAAAAGCATTGAATTCTTTTGTGAGTAACGGATAACTAAATGGGGGTGAAAATCCCCCTAAGCTCTTGACTTTTAGTCTCAAATATAGTATAATAGAATATAGTGAGAGACTAAATAGTTAGTGAGAGTTTTGAAATGAGTTATTCTATACGAAAATATTTGAAAGAAGATGTCCTTGTTGAAGCAAAAGTAAACAAAAATTTACATCTCGAACACCTTGAAGACAATCCACTCAATTTTGGTTATACTGGAATATCTAAAACAATAGATTTCCTAAATGCCACTATTGGTTTATTGTCTGGTTCTGCAAATAAGAGTGTTAATGTCACTGTCAAATATGATGGAGCGCCTGCTATATTCTGTGGTACTGACCCAGAGGATGGTAAGTTTTTTGTTGGAACCAAATCAGTATTTTCCAAGAATGCGAAACTTGTTAAGCAGGAGTCCGATTTAGACAAATATGGGTTCTCTGGACAACTAAAAGACAAACTATCAATTGCTCTGAAAGAACTCTCTAAATTGGGTATTGAAGGAGTCTTACAGGGTGATATGATGTTCACTTCTGATGACATCACAACCAAAAAGATAAATGGTGAGCCTTACATCACCTTTCAACCAAATACTATCATGTATGCTGTTCCTAGCAATTCTGATCTTGCTTCCAAAATGTTGAATTCTAAAATCGGAATCATCTTTCACACTACATATTCTGGTGATAAACTGGAAGATATGAAAGCATCTTTTGGTGCTAATGTTTCAAAATTAAACAAAGTGAGTTCAGTTTGGGTTGATGATGCATTCTACAAAGATGTAACTGGATCACTTTTCTCTGCAAAAGAAACTTCTGATTTAGAGAAAAAGATTGCTAAACTTCAAAGAGTTGGTAATGGTATCAGTAAGAAATCTATGAATAATATTCTTTCCGTTCATGATGAATTGAAAACTTCTGAACTTGGTGCTGGATTGAAAACATATTTCAACTCAAATGTTAGAAGAGGTGTTTTACCAAAGTCTGGTGTTACTGGAGTTAATAACTTCCTTACTCATTTTGGAAATCATTTTGAAGATAAAGTTATCAAAAAAGTAAAACAAGAGAAGACGAAAAATCAGAAGAGAGAAAGAAAACAACAACTCCTAAACCTTCTAATCAAAGAAAAGGTTGCATTAGCTAACCTATTAGAATTCATGTTGTTGACGATAGATTTGAAGAACTCTGTTATAAGAAAATTAGAAACAGGGGTCAATTCTAAAATGGAAACTTTTGTAGTTGATAGTAAAGGTATCCGAGTTACAAAACCAGAAGGGTTTGTTGCGATTGATAAACTATCTGGTGGTGCTGTAAAGTTCGTTGATAGACTTGAATTCTCCCAATTAAATTTCACAGTTGATAAAAACTGGTCTAAAGTCTCATCGTAGTATAAATACCATTAGGGATATTCTATGAAAAAGATTGTAATGATATTCGGTAGATTTAATCCACCTACAACAGGTCATGAGTTGTTAGTGGATAAGAGTTTCCGCCTTGCAAAGAAACTTGGTGCCGAACATGCAATCTTCACTTCAAAAACTAATGACCCTAAAAAGAATCCACTATCCATAAATGATAAAATCAAGTTTATGAAATTATCATTCCCAAAACACAAAAACCATATCTATCACCCAGATGTTATAGGAATTAAAACTCCAGCAAATGTTTTAGAATGGTTGAGTGGGAACGGATACGAAGAATTACATTTTATGGTAGGTTCTGATAGAGTCAGATCCTTTGAAGGGATGATAAACTCTATGCAAAAGAAAGGGTACACAAAATTCAAAAGAGTTGTTGTTGTATCTGCTGGAGAAAGAGATCCAGATTCCGATGATGTTTCTGGAATGAGTGCATCTAAAATGAGAGGTTTTGTGGTGAAAGGTGATTTTGATTCTTTCGCAAAAGGAACTCCCATGAATTCTAAAGATGCTAGGAAAATGTTTGATAAACTAAAAGAGGGTATGAAACTTGATGAGAGTTATATAACTGAAGTTTTGAAACCTTCAGATTCCCTTGAAAAATGGATAAAAGATTTTCTAAAGTCTGATGATCCAAGATTTGATGGTAAATCAAAAAAGAAAAGAATTGAGATGGCAACTGCAGCATATTACGCCGCACAAGAATAAGGAGAATAAGATGCCAGATATAAAAAATATGGAAGGCCCAGTAAAATTCAAAAAGGGTGTTGAATTGTATTTTGACCCTAAAAAAGATATGTTCTATGATCCAAAGAAAAAGAAGTATGTTTCCGAAAAGGATATCCTTGCCCTTGAAGAAGTTGAACTGACTGAAAAAATAAGTTGCGGTTGCGGTTCAGACTGCGGTCACTGTGAAGGAAAACATTCAGAATCCGAAGTTGGAAAAGAGTGTGAGTGCTGTGGAAATGAAATAATGAAAGAAGCACATTGCAATTCCAAAAAGAAGAAAGTGGAAGAAGACGGAGATGAAGAATATGAAAAGTTCTTCCAATCTGCTCTGAAAAAGTTTGGCGTCAGTTCTCCATCTGAACTCAAAGGCGATAAGAAAAAAGAATTCTTTGACTATGTTGATAAGAATTGGAAAGGTGATAAAGAAGAGGATGAGGAAGAAACTATTGAAGAGTTGAATATTGGAATGAGTTTTGCTGGAAACGGTCTGTCAGTTTATGATAGAGATAGAGAATCATCTGGTGACTATGTGAAAATTGCTCACGTTCAAGGAAAACCTAATAAGAAAGTGAAAGATGGGGATGATATAACTCTCAACATTTACGATAAGAAAAAATCAAACCATAAAGCGATTATAGCAAAAGTTGAGAAATCTTTTCCTAATTCCAATATAAATATTGACGATAGGTCTAAAATGAAAATGACACAAGAGGAAAAGGAAAAGGATATGGAAGAAATAGAAGAATCAAGAATAAGGTTATCATCATTAATGAATGGTGGAGCTTTGCTCTATGATAGAGATGAAGATCCAGATGATGACAAACTTGCTACTGTTAAGGTAAAAGGGAATCCAAAAAAGGATATCAAAAACGGTGATGATTTAGTTCTCAGTCTAATGGGTAAGGGTAAGTCAAAGGAAAAGGAGATTCTAAAATCTTTGAAAAAATATTACCCTAAATCAAAAGTTGTGAAAGAAGAGACTATTGAAGAAATGTTTGATCTTGGAGATAAAGTAAAGAGAAAAGATGGATCCGAAGAAGGTGAAGTTGTTCAAAGAAAAACTGAAGATAAATCTGTTGGTGGAAGATATAAACTGAAACTGAAGAATGGTTCAAGGTCTAAATGGATCAACGGTAATTCTCTTGAATTAGTTGAACAATTCTCTAAAAAGATGGAAAAATATGTAGATGCTTGTGGAAAAGATTTCACAAACTGGAAATAAAATGGATCGAATATCACAATATACAAAATATCTTAATAATGGAAAAGAAGATGTTGTGATAGAAGAGGAAGAAATACTCAAACCTTCTGAAATCAAAATATTAGTTCTTACATCTGCAACAGATAGTGAAGAACCAACTATTAATAGATTAGAAAAGGTTTGTAAAAAGAGAAGTATTGAACTTCACAGGATTTCTTCTGATAAAGCTTATGCTTCCAAGAAGAGTGATTCCAAAGAAACTCTAATCATTTACAATTATGATGGTGAGGGCAATTCTATGGAAGTAAACTCCAATGATAATATAGTTTGTATTGCAAGAAGAACTGTTGTAACAAACAGAAATGCTGGAATATTACATAAGATGTTATCTGATCACGGAGTTTTTTGTATCAATAATCCGAAGAGTGTAAGAACTGCAAGCAATAAGTTTAACGCTTATATCAACTTTATCAATAATGATATCAAAACACCAAGAACTTGTTTAGTGAGTGATGTGAAATACATTGACGATGCTCTCAAAGAAGTTGGCGGAAAGTTCCCTGTTATTCTGAAGTTTACGGAGGGGCATGGCGGAACTGGTGTTATGAAACTTGAATCTAGAGATAGTTTAGTTTCTGTTATTCAAGCATTAAGAAGTGATGAAGAAAATAAAAAAGAATTAATACTGCAAGAATATAAAGAAATAAAAGATGATCGAAGAATTCTTGTACTTAACGGTAAGGTGATTGCAGCTGCCAGAAGAAAGAAAATGAAAAGAGACTTCCGAACAAATGTTTCTCTAGGTGCTGAAGTTGAACCTTACAAACCAAATGAAGAAGAAATAGAACTTGCTATAAAAACTGCAAAGTCTGTTGATTGTTATTATTGCGGTGTTGATATTATAGTTTATAAAGATGAGTATTATGTCTTAGAAGTAAATCCATCTCCTGGTTCTAAATCAAGTTATTGGGATTTAGATAAAAAGAAAAATATAAACGGAACAGAGTTGATTGCTAAAGTTGTAGACGGTATAATGGATAAAGATGACTGGAAACATGAGACAAAAGAAGTTGGTGTAATAGAAGTTGTTAGCGTCCTAGAAAAGGGTATTGAACCAATGACTGCTAAAATGGATACTGGAAATGGTGGATATAATGTTATTGGTGTCGATAAGCTACAAGTTAAAGGTAAGACTGCTGAGTTCTATATAAAAGGGTTCGATAAAAAAATAACAAAAAAAGTTCTCCCTAAAAAATCCATTATAAAAAATAATGGGAGTGAAAATGAGGAAAGATATTGCGTGAGTTTTGATATAAAGATTGGGGAAAAGGTATACAAAGATGTACACTTTTCTCTTTCAGACAGAGATAATATGAATCACACAATATTGATTTCTAGAAAATTTATGATTGATTCTAAAATGAGTGTGAACCCAAAGAAAAAGTTTGTTTTGGGAGAATTATAAATAACTGTGTAACTTTCGTAAAAGGAGAAAAACATGACTTTATGGAATAAAGAACAAGATGATGGATCTGGAAAACCTAATTGGTTATCCGAAGATGAAAAAGCAAGATGTTATTGTGATGATAGGGGTTGGGTATTAGTTCACTTAAATGGAACTGAGGAAGTTTTGGTTGCTGGCGGTGGTTTGAATAATTCTAATGCTCCAGCAGATGCTACTCAGAAAACTGCTGCTGAAACTGCTAAAGCAGAAAGTTTATCTGATGATGACGGTGATGGAATACCACAATATCAAGACCCTGACGACGACGATGAATAAAATAAATTAAAAAAATAAAAAAAATATTTTATAAATAGTTATTGACTTAATACTAAATATAGTATATAATATAATTGTAGTTAAAACTTTGATATGGAGGAAAAATTATGAGTGAAGAAACTACTAATGAAACAACTGCTGCTGCCGATGCGGCTGAAATTAATGAAACAACTGCTGCTGCCGATGCTGCTGCTGGCGGTGCTGCTGCCCCTGCTACTACTGCAGGTGTAGGTGGAATTGCTGGTGTGCCCACTGTTCAAACTTTAGAAGGGTTGATTGAACTA